CGGCACGCCGACATCCGCCAGCGTCCTTCAGGCGACAGTGGATCTGATCAACACCAGCAGCGCGACCCAGAGCATCGTGCTGCGCGTCGGCGACACCGACTACAGCGCGCCGACCGGCAGCGTCACGTTGCTGAACAACATCAGCGGCACAGTGCTGGTGGGCGGGGCACAGAACGTGTTCGACAGCACGGCCTGCGTGAACGGTGCCAATGTTCAGAGCACTTGCGGTGCGTTCACGACGCCGACGATCGCCGCGAACATCACGCTGCCGGGTTCCGGTGCCAACAGTGACAGCCTGGCGATTGCCGCGCTGGGCGGGCTGTTCTCGCTGACGCAGGAACTCGACATCACGCTGAACGCGGGCGCGCAGATCAACTTCAGCGCCAGTGCCGACGTGGTGCCGGCCGGTGAGCCGGCGTCGTTGGCGCTGATGGGGGTCGGTCTGGTCGGGTTAGGCTGGATCGTCAGCCGGCGCAGGAATGTTTCCTCCCAGTTGCCGGCTTAACTTGCGGCGGCGGGTCGGGCTTGGCGCTTTATGCCCGCCGCTGCCTTTCCGCTGACGGGCAAGACCCCCCACAGGTGAGCCCAGACGGCGGCCCCTCCCGTTATCCCGGCGAATGGTGCGGGAGGGGACTGCCGACACGACAATGAACGACATCCCCCACATCCCCTGGTCGGACGAGGAGCGCGACACGCTGCGGCGGCTGCGCGAGAACGGCGTGAGCGTCAGGCAGTGCGCCGAGATGCTCGGGCGCTCGTTCCACAGCGTGCAGCGGGCCATCCGCCGTGTCGGCATCGAGAGGCCGGCGCAGCAGCCACAGGAGCCGCGACCAGAGCCACCACGCCGTGTGGGGTTGGTGTCGCTGCCGCCACTGCCGTCGCTGAGGCATGAGTGATGGCACGCACACGCGTCCGCGCCGGCGATGCCGAAATCCTACGCGAAGCCAAAGAACGCTTTGAGTTCTGTAAAACGTGGGAAACCGCATGGCGGGGACGTGCGCTTTTCGACACTCGGTTCGCCAACGGCGATGCATTGAATGGCTGGCAGTGGTTCACCAACGGCGGCACCGCGATTGACCGCGGCGATAGACCTAGCCTCACGTACAACCAAGTGAGGCAACACAACCTCCAGGTCATCAACGACGCGAGACAAAACAAAACCCAAATCAAGGTGACGCCGACTGGTGGTAGGGCCACATACGAGGCAGCGCAGGTGTTCAGCGGTATCATCCGCGGGATTGAGTACCGCTCTAAGGCTGTCGATGCTTATAGCACCGCGACATATCATCAGGTTGAGAGCGGCATAGGCTATGTCCGCGTCGAGACCGACTACGTGGATGAGAACTCGTTCGACCTCGACCTCTGGATACGCCGGGTTCCCGACCCTCGTGCGGTGTATATGGACCCAGACTGTAAGTTGTACGACAAGTCGGACGCTAATTTCGCGTTCATCTTCGATGATTGCCCGCGGGACAGATACGAGGAGGAATACGGTAAGGAGGACAATCCGGCCCCCGCCACGCTCGACCATACGGACGGCTGGAATGACCGAGATCATGTGCGCATCGCGGAGTATTGGCGGCGCAATGTGAACAACGCCAAGCTGCACCAGCTACGCGATGGCACCGTGGTGCGCGACGAGGATATCGAGGCGGCCCCGGAGGAAATACAGGACCAGATCCGGTCTATGATCGAGAAGACGCGCGAGGTCGCCGAGCCCGAGATAGAGTGGTTTAAGCTGGCCGGCGACAAAGTCATCGATCGCAGGGAGTGGCCGGGGAAATACATTCCGATCGTGCCGTTTCTTGGCGAGGAGACGGTGATCAACGGCGAGATGGATCGCAAGGGACACACGCGGTCGCAGATCGATGCACAGCGTATATACAACTACTGGGCATCCGCTGCGGTCGAGCAGGTCGCGTTGCAGACCAAGACGCCATACATCGCTCGTATCGATGCCATTCAGGGTCGTGAGAACCAGTGGAAAACCGCGAACACGCAAAACTGGAGCGTCTTGGTTTACAACGCTCTGGACGAGCAAAACCAGCCAATCCCGCCGCCAACGCGTATCGATCCGCCGCAAATGGCCCAGGCTTACATCACTGGGATGACGATCGCGCGCCAGGATCTGATGTCGGTCACCGGTCAGTATCAGGCCGAGCTGGGCATGCCGAGCAACGAACGCAGCGGCATCGCCATTCAGCAGCGGCAGAGGCAGGGTGATACGGCGACGTATCATTATATCGATAACCAAGCGAAGGGCATCCGCCAGATCGGCCGCATTCTCATCGACCTCATTCCTAAGATTTACGACACGCGCAGGGTCGTCATGACCTTGGCCGAGGACGGCGACGAGAACCGCGTCATGGTCGCGCCGGAAAGTCCGGAAGCACATCAGTTCGTCGGGCCTGGGCCAGATGGCCAGCCGCAGGCGCTCTCCCCCGGCGATGCGCAGAAGATGCAGGAGGATCCACAGAAGCCCGATCCATCGGTGATATTCAACCCGAACGTCGGGGCATACGATGTCGAGGCCGATGTCGGGCCGGCCTATGGCACGCAGCGCCAGGAGGCCGCGAATGCGTTCAGCCAGATCATGGCGCAGAACCCGGCGGCGTTTCAGGTCGTGGGCGACTTCTGGGCTGCGAACTCTGATTTCCCCGGTGCAGACGAACTAGCCGACCGGCTGAAGCGCGGCCTGCCGCCGCAATACCGCGCCGGTCCCGATCCACAGGTGCAGGCCATCTCGCAGCAAGCCCAGCAGATGCAGCAGCAGGCCCAGCAGTTACTTCAGAAGGCCGACGCGGAGATCGCGACATTGAAGGCGCAGGTCGTGCATCAGCAGGAGTTGCTGAAGGACAAGAGCCAGGATCTGGCCATCAAGGCCCACGGCACCGCCATTGATGATTACGACGCGGAGACCCGGAGGTTGTCGGCGGTCGGCAGTATCGACCCGATGGCGTTGCAACTCGTGGTGCGGCAAATGGTCTCTGACATGCTGGCGACCGAGCTGCACCCGATGCTACAGCAGCACGCGGCGCAGGAGAGCGAGCTACAGGCCACCGTGGCGCCACCCATGCAGCCCAACGGTGGCAACGGCTCGGCGCCGCCAGCGGCCTCCACAGGGGCGTCAGCAGGGCCATGATGGGCGACGTCAGCTTGGACGCGTTGATAGCCGAGGCGCTCGCAGCGAACCCCGCCAACCCATTCACGACGAGCCTCATCAAAATACACCGGTTGCTGGTCAGCATGGGGCGGCACGACGAGGCGGGGCGGCTTGCGAGAATATTCCCCGACAATGACCGCGCTCGAGAGTGGTTGATTGAGATGCGGGGCCAATAAGTGCCGAACGCGCTGCAGATCGCCGACCCGAACGCCGACAACCCGCTGGCGCAGGCGCCGTCATGGGCTGATGCGGCGCAATCGGTGGCCGGCACGGTCAGCAGCGGTGTGGACGCGCTGGGGCAGTGGCTCGCAGCACAGCGGGCCAAGAGCGCCAAGATGGGGCTGTGGGATGACCGCACGGGGCTGCCGACCGGCAAGGGCCTCGTGAGCGCCGCGCAGCAGACCGGCAACGCGCTGCTCATGGGCACCACGGCGCCGGGCATCCGCGCATTTCATGGTAGCCCATACGATTTCGAGCGGTTCGATACCTCCAAGATCGGCACCGGCGAGGGTGCGCAGGCTTACGGCCATGGGCTGTATTTCGCAGAGGGCGAGGGCACCGCGCGGAGTTACCGGGACAAGCTCGCATTGCAGGGGGATAGCAGGTTCATCGACACACCACAGGGCCGCGTTACCCAAGACGCGGACATAGAAGACCTCACACCGCACCAACGGGCGCTTTTACTAACGGCGAATAGCGGAGGCGATCCGGCCCTTGCCCTGCATACAGCGCAATCGTTCGCACAGAACCCTTACAGCGGTCACTTATGGCCGGATGTTGTCGATCAACTACATAAATCCCCCGATACTTATAGCGGCACGCTGTGGCAGATGCCCGGCCGCATGTACGAAGTGAACATTGGCGCCGACCCGGAGCAGTTCCTGCACTGGGATAAGCCGCTCAGCGAGCAGTCGCCGCAGGTGCAGCAGGCTCTGGAAAACACCGGGCAGATGGACGCCGCGCGCAAGTATTTCCAGGTGAACGCGCGAAGGTTCCCGGACGGGCCGACCGGCGAGGACTTGCATGAATACCTTAGGTTGGCACAGGGGGGTGTCTCGGATCGGGCGCCTGCGGAAATAATGCAGCAGGCCGGCATCCCCGGCATTCGCTATCTCGACCAGGGCAGCCGCGGCGCTGGCGAGGGAACCCACAACTACGTCGTGTTCGACGCCAACACCATCGACATCCTGCGCAAGTACGGCCTCGCCGGGCTGGGCATCGGCCTAAGTGGCGCAGCAGCGGGAACGCAGGGACAGCCGCAGCAATGACCTCCACCGACCGCCTCGCCGAGATGGCCGCCGAGATCGAGCGCCTGCGCGCACGCGTCGCGGAACTTGAGGCCATCGTTGCAGTCGGCCGCGGCACCATGGGCATGCTTATGCCCGACGAGCCAGCCACCATCACCCACGATCATCCACCCTCAGCCCCACCACACGACGAGTAACGCCATGAGCGAAACCACCGAACCCGATGGCAAGCCGGCCCCCGAGCCGGAACCCACACCAACCCCCGCACCAGAGTCCACACCGCCCGAGACCGACGAGCCGGCGCCGGCAAAGGAGGCCGAGGAGGAGCGCCAGTCCCGCGGCGACCGACGCTTCGCCGAACTCACCGCACGCCTGTCAGCCGCCGAGCGCCGCGAGCAACAGCGTGAGCAGGAACTAGAGTTCTACCGTCGCCAGGCTCAGCAGCAGCCCCCTGCCGATGAAACGCCGGAGCAGCGCTATCACCGCGAGCGGGCGGTGATCAGGGCTGAGGTGGAAACCCAGATCCGCACCGAGACATTCCACAACCAGGGACAGGCCGCGTTCCCTGACTGGAAGCAGCGCTGCGACGACTTGGTGAAGATGGGTGCCGACGCAAACTTCGCGCAGCTCCTCGTCGAGATGCCCGAGGGCGTGAAGGTGGCAGCAGCCCTCGCCGCCGATCCCGCTGAAGTCGAGCGCATCGCCAACCTCCGCAGCGAGCGGGCGCGGGCGGTAGCCTTGGGTAAGTACGCCGCCACCATCGAGGACGCGCCGCCGGCTCGTGGTAACGGGCACACCACGCCACCGCCACAGGTGACACGCGCACCGGCGCCGATCCGCCCGGTGACCGGACGCGCCAACCCGCAGTTCAACGAATACACCGCACCACCCGAGCAGCTCGTGGACGTGTACCTGAAGCGAGACCTCGAGCGGGCGCGCGGAGGCTCGCGGCGCTGATGGCCGCATCCGACCCAACCCCCGACGTTGCGACGCCCACGGGCGTGCTACAGGGCGTTGCGGCGTTCTCCTGGGATGGCAGCGCCTGGCAGCCCGCCGGCCGCGCAGGCCCCGGCGTGGCGACCCCCACGGGTGTGCTCCAGGGCGTCGCGCCGTTCTCATGGAGCGGGAGTGCGTGGACGCCAGCCGGGCGGTCTCAGCCTGGCGTCGCAACACCCACCGGCGTGCTCGACGGCGTCGCGGTCTACACCTGGTCGGGGTCCGCCTGGACGCCGGCGAGCGGCACGGCCACACCTGCGACACCGAGTGGGGCACTTCGGGGTGTCGCGGCGTTCTCTTGGGACGGGGCCGCATGGCAGCCTGCGGCGCAGGCGCGACCGAGCGTGCCGACCCCCTATGGCGTGCTCGACGGCGTGGCGATATTTGAATGGGGCGGGAGTTCATGGCAGGCCGGCGCAGCGGTTCCGGCCGGGGCGACGCTGGATCTATCTTTTATGTCTGGCACACTCAATCCGCTGCTCACGTTCACTCGCGCGAGCACAGCGACGTATTTCGATGCAACGGGCACCATGCGTACGGCGGCCACCAACGCGCCGCGTTTCGACTACGATCCGGTGACGCATGCGGCGCTGGGATTGTTGATCGAGGAGCAGCGGACGAACGGCATCATCAACTCGGGTGCGATCAACCTGTCGTGGGCGCCTGCGGCGGCGACGTTGGTTGGTGCGGCGGGGGTTGCGCCTGATGGCACCAACTCTGCGACCTTAGTGAGAGAGAACGCGGCCAACGCGGTGCATAACATGGCCTGCCCGATGGCGATCGTGGCGGCCACTGCGTATGCGTTCAGTGTTTATGCGAAGCCGGCCGGTCGCTCGATAATCTATGCAACCGGCATGGGCCTGGGTGGTGCGGGGCTGAATCCGCAATGGGACGTTGCGGCGGGCGCTGACGTTTCCACGGGAGCGGCGGCAGGATTTACCCACGGCATACAGAACGTCGGTAACGGCTGGTATCGCTGCTGGTTCACGTTCACCACGACCAACACCGGCGGGCTTGGCTATAACATGGCGACGGTAGCGGGTGGTACTGCCTATCAGGGCGACAACGTCAGCGGCATATATTTCTGGGGAGCGCAAGGCGAGGCCAGCGCCGCGTTCCCGACGAGCTACATCCCGACGACTGCTGCGGCTGTGACGCGGAGTGCGGATCAGTGCAGCATCCAGCCTGCGCAGATGGGATTTGCCACCAGCACCTCCGCTGCTGGGTCATGGATGGCAGAGTTTGTCTGCAACGCCTTCACTGCAGGCAACTTCCAGCGCGTCGTTTATTCGCCGCCGATCAGCACAGCGACGCTTGTGGGCAAGGATGCCACTAACCATGCGTTTCAGTACGATATTGCCATCGTGCTCTCTACGGTTAACACGATAACAGCCGGTGCTGTGACGAAGGTTGCGTCAACGTGGACAGCAGCCACCGGGCAGATATGTCTGAATGGCGGCGCCGTCGCTTCCGCTGGTGGTATGACAAACGGATATGCCCCGGTATACCCGAATGGTATCGGGTTCATGGTAGCGGCTGGTGCGGCCGTCGAGAACATGACCGGCTACATCCGTCGTGTGCGTTATTGGCCTCGTGTGTTGAGCAACGCCGAGCTGCAGTCGGTGACTACCTGATGCCGCTCAAGACCAGCACATCACCGAAGGCGTTCACATCGAACGTCAAGGCTGAGGTGAAAGCGGGCAAGCCTGTGAAGCAGGCAGTCGCGATCGCATACAGCAAGAAGCGCGAGGCGCAGCGCAAGAAGTAGCGCCCAACCAGTCGCGGTCTGGTCAACACCCGCTGCATCTCCCCGAGGCCGTCGCGTAAGGCCCTAAACACGCTGCGTCGTGCCGATCCGTCTGCGGCTGTGGCTTCCGACTTTCGTCGCAACGGGCAATCGAGGCTCCAAGAACCGCGTCGCGGTGAGGAGCCCTTTTCCCCGCACTTGCGATGAAAGGGCACACCATGCCCGCGACCAATACCTTATTGACGATTTCGATGATCACCGCGAAGGCGCTGGCCATCCTCCATCAGCGCTGCAACATCATCGGCGCCGTGAACAGGCAGTACGATGATTCGTTCGCCAACTCCGGCGCCAAGATCGGCACCACACTCCGCATCCGTCTGCCGGTGCAATACACGGTCAGCACGACGCCAGCGCTCAGCCTCCAGAACACCGTGGAGAACTACGTCTCCCTGCCGATCACCAACCAGTACCACACCGACTTCAGCTTCAGCAGCAGCGAACTCACACTGAGCATTGATGACTTCTCGGCCCGCTACATCGAGCCGGCAATCGCGGTGCTCGCAGCGAAGCTCGAGTCCGACTTCGTCAACCAAATGTGGCCCACGGTGTGGAACCAGGTCGGCACCGCAGGCGCAGCACAGACCTTCAAGACCGTGCTGCAGTCCCGCAAGCTGCTGCTCGACAACCTGACGCCACAGTCGAAGCAGTGGCTGTTGCGCATAAATACGCAGGACAACGTCGATATGGTGGACAGCCTCAAGGGCCTGTTCCAGTCCTCGACCGAAATCCGCACGCAATACACCGACGGCGTGATGGGCCTCTCAGCCGGCTTCGAGTGGGCCGAAAACACGCACCTGACCACACAGACACGCGGCGCCGAAAGCGGCGCCTACACAACGGCCGTCGTCGCCAATCAGAACACCGGCAGCACACTCGCTGTGGTGACCGGCACCGGGGCAGGCAACGCGGGCGATGTGTTTACGATTGCGGGCGTCTACCGCGTGCATCCCGAGACCAAGATCAGCTCGGGCATCCTGCAGCAGTTCGTGCTGACCAGCGCCTACGCAGGCGGCGCCGGCAACATGGCGATCGCACCGGCGATCAATGGCGTGAGCGGCAGCCCGCAGCAGAACGTCGCCACCACGGCGAACGCAACCGCGGCGCTCACGTTCGCCAATACCGCATCCACCGCGACCGGGCTTTCGTTAGCCTTTCATCCCGATGCTTTTACCTTCGCCACAGCCGATCTTGTCATGCCGGGCGGGGTTGACATGGCTTCGCGCGTGGTGAAAGACGGTATCTCGATGAGGGCTGTTCGTCAATACTCAATCTCCGACGACACCTTTCCTATAAGGATTGACGTCTTGTGGGGCTCCGCATCGCTTCGGCCCCAACTCGCGTGCAGATTGGTTGCCAATTAGGTTTGCTGTTTGCTACGAGGATAGTTATCATGCTCCTTCCTTGAAACAGGAGGGAGCATGACCTGCATAGTCGAAGGGTGCGGTGGAAGCGCGAGAGGGCACGGCTATTGCTCGCGGCACTACACACAGTGGCGTCGGCATGGTGACCCGCTTCATCAGGAGCGGCGCTATCACAAGGGGATGCCGGCAGAAGAGCGCTTCGAAGCCTATGTCGAGAAAGGGTCTGGGCCGAAAGCCTGCTGGGAATGGACGGGCGGGAAAATCTCCACTGGCTATGGGATGTTTCACCCCGCGCCTAAGCAATCGGTCCTTGCGCACCGCTATGCCTGGGAACAGGACCGGGGACCAATTCCGGTAGGCCAGTTCATCCTGCACCACTGCGACAACAGATCATGCGTCAATCCGAGACATCTGTTCTGCGGCGACCAGCAGGCGAACGTCGATGACATGATCAATAAGGGCCGTAATCGCACCCCTGGTCCGCCACCGGGAACCCAAAACCACCAGGCGAAACTTACTGAGGAAATTGTGCGGAAAATCCGCGCATCTTCGATGGCGGCTCGGATCCTCGCGAAACGGCATGGCGTGTCGCTGTCTCTGATTTACGCCGTCAAGCAGCGCCGCCTCTGGGCACACATCGAATAGGAGCACCATCACATGCCAACCGCTGTCTCGTATCCAACAGGCCGCACCGTCAACTTCAACGTCGGTCAGGGTTTGCACGACATCTCGCTGCTGGCGAGTGGCAACGGCTGGTCTGCTGCCACCATCACGGCCCACGCCGGAGGAACGCAGGCCGCAGCCACGCCGGTCCGCAGCGCCTGCACATTGATTGCCGTCTGTGCCACCGCTGCCGATAGCGTCGTGCTGCCGCCCGCTGTGGGTGGGCAGTTGCTGTGGATCACCAACGCTGGGGCAGCGTCCTCGCAGATATTTGCCGCTCCCGGTGCTGACACGATCAACGGCGTGGCGAACGGCACCGGCATCGCGCTGGCGAACGGCAAGTCGGTCACGCTGATGTCTCCGCTGGCCGGCGCCTGGTTCAGCATCCTGTCGGCGTAACGCCATGACGATCGCTAACGACCTGATATTCCTATCGCTGCGCAATGCCGGTGTGAACGGAGTCGGCCAGACCCCGATGGCTGACGACGTCAACGACAGCTTCAAGGTTCTCAACGCCTGGATCAACGAGCTGAACCTAGAGCGTCGGGTAAAGGCTAACCGCATTATGCTGCCGACGTTCCCCGACCTCGCCCATGACGTGGTCTTCTGGACGCCCTACGAGCACGTCCTGCTTACCAGCATGGCGGTGCGGCTGCGGCAAATCTACGCGCTACCTCCCATAGACCTCGACGTTAAGCTCGCTGTGAGCGCGCTACAGGCGTTCAACGCCATCAATCAGCAACAGGTCGCCCCGATCATCTGGGGAGTGCCTGAGACCGTCGAGCAGGCTGTCTTCCTCGCACTTCGCATGGCCGGGCGCATCACAGACGAGCAGTCCGTCGCGGACGGCTCCAAGGATGTCAGCGACGCATTCGCGCTGTTGGTGATGATGCTGCACCAGTGGCAGCGCAAGCGATGGCTGATCTGGAACGAGCAGGAGGTGTCGGTCGTCTCGACTGGCGCCAACTGGTACACCATCGGCCCAGGCCAGAACATCGACGTGGCACGCCCCGACAAGGTTCACGCTGCGTGGGTGCGACTCGCGCCGTTCGTCTACAACGTGCCGAGCGACACCCCGCTGCCGGAGGCGCTGCCATTCCGCCTCGGTGCCAACCCAGCGACGGCAACGCATAACCCAGTGGATATACCGCTCGCTATCATCGAGTCGAAAGAGGACTGGTCCGGCATCGCCATCAAGGATCTGAAGTCAATCCCGGCTGCCGTGTTCTATGACAGCAGCTTTCCGGTCGGGCGCGTCTACTTCTGGCCGGTGCCACCGAATGCGACCTATGAGATGCACCTCGTCATCAAGGCGTCCCTGCCGGTGTATCAGGGCCTCGATGACGACCTCGGCCTGCCGCCTGAATACCTCGACGCGGTGGTCAACAATCTGGCGGTGCGAATTGCCACGGCATCCGGCGGGCAGGTTAGCCCCCTGCTGTTGGCCGAGGCACGCGCCAGTCTCAACACCATCAGGATGGCCAACAGCCAGATCCCGCTCCTAAGCATGCCGGCCGCATTGAGCGGCCACCGCGGCGGCGACGTGTCTAGCTGGGCCGGGCGCGGGCTCAATCAGGCTTGGACTGTGGGCGGCACCAGCGTCCTAGGTTAGCAAGGAGCTATTTCCATGAGCATGAGCAGGCAGCAGCGTGGCCTCGCGCGCCTTGGCGGGACGCCGACGACGATGACCACCACGCCGCCCCCAACCACCTCCACCACCGGATACCCGTGGGCCGATGGCGACATCCTCTATGCTGCCGATCTCAACGCAGCCATCGCTTCGCAGGTCTATCAGTCCCCCGCAATCGTAACCGCTCCGCTAACCGTGACGACCGGCAGCGGTGA